CAAAATATTTCAATCGACTATCGGGATTGACCAGCGGTACGCCCGCTTGCTCCTGGTAGCCGCTCATTAATACGCCCGATGCCACCGTGACTTTGTTCGCGTCGTGCCACAGGTCAAAAACTGCTTCATATACCGCCTTCGCCCCTGCCCAATCGTCTAGCCCTGCATCGCCGCCCCAGCATTCCATGAGGTAGGTTCGTTCTTTGATTGGGCTATTCCATAGGCCCGCGTCGCCGCTTTCAGGTCGAAAGACCAACCGCGCAGCCGTGTTATCAAATCTGACTGGCGCAAGCGCGTAATCAACACGAGCACCAACCAGCGAATAAAGCGCCGTGCCGGTCTGTGTCAAAACCTCATAGGCGATCTTGTCGGGGTCTGTCATACCCACTTACCCCCGGAGAAAAATGCTTTCTTTTCAGTGCGATAGGCGGGCCACATAAAGGGATTCTTGCCCTTAATAAACTGCGTTCCGAATTCGATATAACTGGAGTGATCGCTGTCCGATTGGATCTGGTAATTCTTGCGCTTGATTTTCTGGAACGAAATGCTGCGCTCAATTTCGCCTTTGCTGTTCTCAAATGCGATGCTTGCCACGTTGGACTTCGCCTGTGTCGCGATGCGTTCCGCAAGTCCGCCCATCTTGGAATCGGTCAATCCCGCAATCTTTACCAGAACAGCAGCAGTGCCCGCCGTGTCGATCTTCACCGTGGCCTTCATGCTAATCATGTCCGCACCTCCAGCAAGTCAAGAGACATATACAAACCCCTGGAACCCATGTCCGCATCAACGCCGATGACCTCAAAAGTCACGCCGTCCACCGTCGCCCTGTCCTTGGCCTCAATGTCAGTGCCATAGTCCACCCACAACTTGTGCGTAGCCACTTCACCGCGCCCGCCGTCTGAAATGCTGTTCAGTTCTTTGTCACTCTTCTGCTGCTTCCGACAACGTACGCCCGTCAGGTTTGCCGCGAAAGTGCGCCCGTTGCCGCCGAATGAGTTCTTTCCGGTCGTGGGTCGCGTCGTGCTGCATGTGTTGTTCAGGAGTCCGCTCATACGATGGGCCTCTCGAATCCCAGCAGGGCCCGCCCCATAAATGCTTGTTCCTCTTGCGCGGTCTGTAATGTATAGCTGTAATCCCCGAGCCGCTCGGTCTTCATCACGCCTTTATCCACGCGCCCGAGAATGCCGATGGCGACCGTGATCGCAGTGTTGGTGATGGCCTCGGGATAGCTCGCCAGACCGACCGCCGCTGTTGTGTGTGCCGCAGCCGTCGTTTTGTTTACGCCCCGCGTAGCCGTCGCTGTGCCTGTTCCGATGGCAGTTACAAAGACCTGTTCGTCTCCAATCAATAGGGTGTGGCCGACTTTCACCGTGCCGTCTGCGCTGAGCGTGATTGTCTCGCTCGATGCATCTGCTACGGTCGCCGTGATGGCTGTTTCCTTCCACGGTGTGCCGTCTTTGCCGTTGCCATAACCCCACGTGCCAGTGAGTTTGATATATCGCTCATGGTCCGTCCATGCGTAGCTGCCCGAAGGCAAAGCGGACAGTCCGATCTTGGGCCACGTGTTATCGGGCCACGTCGTATAGTCGGTATCCTCTACCCACGTTTCCCCGTCGAAGGTGTTATCGAGTTCGCTATCTACACCCACCCCCATCAGCGCTAGGAAGTCATCGACGTAAATGCGACGACCACAGCGCCCCTTGAAATAGCGACTGGCAATCTCTGTCCAAAACACGCGACCACAATGGGTGTCAATGGCACGGCTCGCCGTCTCCAGATGGGTGAATAACCGTTCATCCAGAGCCGTCCCGCTCGTGTTCATCACCGCTTTTACTGCGTCTATGGTCGCGTAGTGGTTCATTCTTCAGCCGTCTCGCGCTTTGCCGCAGCCCGATTGATTGCTTTTTCTTTGCGTGACTCGCGCTTGGTCTCTTCTTTGATTTCCGTGAATGGAACCAGCTTCGATACACGCTCCGCCGCGCCTGCTTCCTCCAGTGCTTTGGCCTCGCTCTCGTCAACGCGAATCACGGTCCCAGGCCCAAAGTTGCCCCGTGGGCCTGCGTATCGCTTGTTAAGACATACTTGGATTTCCATATCATTCCTTTATCTGCCCAGGCCGTCACGAATGACAGCCTGGGCAGGATTAGTTAGGCCGTACCTTCAGCGGGACTGGTGAGTTTGATGTGTTCAATCACCGTGGTCGCGTCGTCCGTCGCCGGAAGTTTTCGCGCTCCATATCGAAGTGCAATAATTCCGTCAACAACTGCGTTCTGAGTCGCCCGAGATACAAGGGCCTTCAGATACCGTTCACGCGGGCGATAGATATGGATAATTGCCATACCTCCGTCGTCGTCATCTGCAATCGTCACCGCGCTTCCTGCGATGTCTGCATACGCATCTGCGCTTGCGTTATCGCTCGACTGTTGGAGTTTTGCGCTTGTTACTGCGCCTGATACGATTGCGCCAATAGGAATCATGAAGAAACAGCCTTCATATCCCGCCATGTCAACGGCATCGCCGGTGACCAGCGTGGTGCCAGCCGCTACCGCTGCACTTGAGCGAATAAAGCTAACTGAGTTTTCGAGGTTCATAGCTCGATTTCCTTTCTTGAGTTAGGCCAGCTTTACGCGGGCGAAGGCTTCAGCCAGATCCGGCATACCGTCCGTCTCAGAACGTACGTGGAATCCGACCTGGTCGGTGGCCGCGTAGAGTTCAACGAGACGCTGAATACGAACGCTCAGAGCATCCGCAATCCAGTAGTGCGACATGTCGCCCAGGATGCCGACATAAAGCCCGGTGGTGAATGTGTTCGGTGCGTACTCAGACTCCACAATTGGAATCCCGAGCAGTCGCATGCCGTCCGCTTCCGCGATGCTGTCTTGCAGCAGATAGCGATTGTTGTTGTCCTTCAGCAGGCCGATTGCCGTCACCGCGTCCCGGTGGAAGATCCAGCGGGTCGTGGGCTTGTTCCGGTAGCCCTGTTTAAGGCTGCCTTTGACGTACTTCAGGTTGTCGGCAGTGATCGCCGTGGTCGTGTTGCTGGTTGCAACGTCCCGAGCCGTGGTGATGCCATCCGCGCTTGCAGTGAACAGACCCAGAGGTTTCTTGTCTCCGTCGCCGTTCATGAAAGCGTTTTCATGTTTGATAGCCATCTTGTAGGCCAGCCGCTCGCGAACAAGCTGTTCAGCACTCGGCACCGCCCGCAGGAGGGTGTCAGACACCAACAACTTGGTTGCTACCGGGTGAGGGTGAAGCTCGCGCTTGCCGAAACTCATCGTGGCATCGGTGTTGCCCGTCGCGAGTTCCGTGGTCCACTCGGGGTCGTCCGGGTCATTGTCCAAGGAGGGACGCCCAAGTGATTGCGCAGCAGGAAGACGGTAGGTCGTCGCCAGTCCACGAATCACTACAGCATCGTCCATGGCCTGAATTAAGCTGGAAACCATCTGTTGAGGGGTCTGGAGAAATCCGCCCTTCACGTTAGAGTCAGCCTGGAGCGCACGGTATTCACCCATGTCCCCCGTAATCAGGTAGTTCTCGAAGGCCCGCAATTCGTGGGCCTCACGGTCACTGCCTCGCGTGGTGATTTCTTCGCGGGTGTCTGTTCGCGTGTCCATGTCCGCTTGAGGAACGATAAGCTGGCTCATGCGTTCTTCTTGTGCTTCCAACTCTTCCTCGCGCTTCACTTGGTCGCCGAGGTCATGAAAATCGGCCATGGCCTTGGTGTAGTTCGCCCGTTCTTCTTCCGTCAAATTGCGGTTTTCTTTTGCCGCCTGCTCATTGATAGCCCGCGCATCCGCAAGGGTCTTGCCCCGCTTCAGTCGCAGTTCGTTAATCCGTGACATAGTTCAGTTCCTCTTCAGCCGCGAACAATTCGCAGCGGTTGAGGATGTAGTCCGGTGCCCCGTCCGGCTCGACTGAAGTGGGAACGCTGGTCCCGGCTTCCTGAGTGGTGCGCGTGTCTCCGCCTGCATCCGTGGAAGACTCACCCAACACAGGTGAGTCGTGATTATTTGAATCCCAGCGAGATGCGACTTCCGCCGCTCTCGCCTGGATCTCTGTGTCTGTGTATGCTGGGAAGGTCACCGCTGACACCTCCCACAATCTGATTTCCTGGATTTCCCGAAGGTCCATTTCTCCGTCTTCGCCCCTGACGATGTTTTCCTTCAGGACCTCGAATCCGAATGACATGGAATCCACGTCGCCGCGCCGAATGTTTTCCGCAAATCCGCTATATGGCGCTTCCTTCGGTGGGTCTGCTTCCATATCCAGACCTCGAACGGAATCCGTAAACGCGAGGGTGCCGTAGCGCGTGGAGCCCATCGGGAAATTCGTGTCATGATTCCAGAGTAGTTTGATGTTTTTTTGCTCTTGAAGCGTCTTGGTCATGGCACCGGGTTTGATGACCTCACGAAAGACACCGCCGATCACGGTCTCAGAGTCGTAAACCACGGCGCGCCCGCGCAACTTGCCGTCAGACTCTTCGCCCTCTCTGACCTCGAATGGCATCATTCGTGTTTCAATGTTTCGCTTCATGGGTTCGCCTCGCTATTCCGCCGCTATCGTGCAGTCGCAGCCACTATGTAGTGGTGGGTGATTGATGTTACTGCGCGCCGTCAGTGTTGGTGTGTCGTCGTCGCCCTCTACCTGTCCGCTCTGTTCCACGAATTCGCGTTCAATGCCGACCGTCTGCCCGTCTAGTTCTTCACAAAGTGGGCAGGCTCCAGAATTCGCCATCCATACCAGGCTAGTCACGCCGAGCGCCGCGAATGCCATACGCGCAACTCCGTCGCCGAGATAAACGACCTCAATCCCGGAAATCTTTTCCGCTTGGCTAGCTCGCTTGCCGTCCTCTCTGCCGTTCTCCCATTCGTCGAGTCTGTCCTCCAGGCTCTCGAACAAATCGCCGTCGCCTATCTCTTCTGCAATCTTTCGGATCTGGCCGTTCAGACTTCCGCCCCTGCTGCTCGTAAATCCTTTGGTGTATCTGTCAAGGAATTCTGCCACGCTTGGAACGTCGCCGCCCTGCTCTCGTGCCACTGCCTCTGCCACGGCTTCTGCGTAGCTCTCAAATAACGGGCCCATGATTTTACGCACCGCAGCCGGAAATCCTTTTTCGTCCTCGAAATACGCCGCAGTCGCCGCTACAAAGTCGCCTGTGTCGCGTGTTTCGCTGCGTGCAATCGTCGGATGAATGTGTTTCTCTGCTAGCTTCCGAACCTCGCGAATCACGCCCGACATAAGGCGTCCGGCATCCCGCTTGAATTGCCGTTGAAACGCACCCCGCAGTGCCCGCCGCTCGCGGGTCTTGTCCCGGAGTTCCATCATTCGGGCTTCGTTTTTAGGGGTCGCGAGGGCGACGGCAGGAGAGACTCCGCCGCCC